CTCGTCACCTGCGCCGCTGGAGCCGCTGCGCAGTGGAGCCAAGTCCATCATGGCCGCCTGTCGCGCCCGAACCACCACCGCCCCTACATTCAGCTTGTCGCTCAGGAGGCCAAGCAGTTTGAGTTCCTGCAGGGCATCTTCTGGCGACAGGTCGCCCAACTCCCTGAGCCTCAGGATGGTGCTTGCCGCCGCTGCCGCATTGCTGGCAATGCCGAAGTCGCGGTTGAGCGATATGGAACCTCCATCGGGAAGCTCCGCCCATTCGGCGGTGAAGGCCAGTGCCTGTTCCGCCACATCCTCGAACATCCGGGTCATCGCCTCCAGATCGCTCTGATCCTTGGTCTCGTCGGCTGCGACGGCGGTGGCAGTGACATTGCCGGGACGGCGAATGAGAAGCCGGATGCCCTCCGCCTCCATTGCCTCTTCCAGCGCCTTCAAGTCGCGCTCGCCATTTGCAATCCCCGCGCCTGTCGGCTCAATCAGGGATGCCGTGGCGCCCTCTGGAAGGGTCAGGACTGTTCGCGGGCCGATAAGGAACTGCGACGCCTCGCTAACGCCGGTAAGCGCCAGAATGGCGAACCTCCCGAAAGTCAGTGCGTTCCTCTGATCGCTGCTCGATTGCCAGTGGGTGACATTGAGATGCGCGACATTCTCCAGCGGCGACGGACCGGTGAAATGCGAGGTGTAGTCCTCGTCGTCGTCCGCGACCGGGATGAAGCTGGCCATGGTGACGTAGGGCATGTCATAGGCGCCGCTGGCGACCATATCCCACGGCCTGCCCGGCTCTGCTTCGAACAGTCGCCACTCGCCCGGCTCGATCTCGCGGATGCGCCGGACGATACGATTGCCTTCGCCAATTGACTCGTCGAGTTTGACGTAGGTGTAGCGCAGTTGCCCGCCCACCATCTCCCTTCTGGCGTCCAGAAGAGACCAAGGCGGGATGCGCAGCCACTTGGGCCGTTCGCGCCGGGACTCTGCAAGATTGCGGGCCTCTGTCGGTGGCTTGTCCACGAGGATGTGCGCAGAGCCATGAGCGATTCCGAGACGGAATGTCCGGGCCATGAAGATGCTGCAGTGGGTGCCCGCCAGATCGATATCCTCTATCCAGCCGCCGCGACCGACCTTGCTTGTGTCCATGCGGCCCCGGATGACCTCCGGTATGTCCTCGTGATAGATGACCTTCTCCCCGAAGGGCAGGGAGGACATGGTCCGGACAATCGAGGCAAACCCTGCATGGAGCACGGTTGCGTTCAGTCTCGTATGGTAGTCGCTTTCAGTCTCCTGCCGGAACTTGGGGAGATAGGCTTGGCCAGCCGAGCGCATGGCCGATGTGCCACGCAGGAGCGCCCGCGTCCGGTCCCAGTCCGGCTTCCTGCGCTGATACTCCAGCGCCGTCGCCTCAATCGGATTGCCGCTTTGCACGATGTCCATGGCCGCCTCCTGTCATGCCTGTTACCACTGCATGCGGCTTGCACCAACATCCTGCCGCGCAATGGTCAGGGAGGCCACGGCAAAGATGAGCGCCCGCGCGCGCACCAGATCGAGCGTTTTCCTGTCGTCGCGCCGGTAGGCCAAGAGTTCGGCCTCCGCAGCGCCGAGACCTGGGGCGGTAAAGACCTTGCCGGACGCAAAGAGGGACGCAACTGCTTGCGCGTAGTCGTCTCCGCCATTGGGCGCGTTCAGAAGCCTGCCGCCCGCCGCCGGATAGACGCGCCTGATGGCGCGGATGGCTTCCGCTCCATCGTGCCCACGGTCCGCCACGATCTCGGCACCTGCACTGGACGCCATGGACGCCGCTGCCCTCCACCAATTGTCCGGTCCGCCGCTGTCGGAACCATCAGCGATCACATAGCAGATTCCGGCCTTGTCTATTCCGGCTAGGACAATCCCCGCCATGAGGCCGGTTGGCGTTTGTGGCGGACAGACCCCCACCACCACCCGCGACAGGGGAGGATAGCTTTCCTCGTCCAGCCGGGCTGCCGTCAGCGACGGGATATTCCAGAGGCCGCCAGACGATAGCTCAAGCAGTTCCGAATAGGCATCCGACAGCGCGTCCACGATGTCGTCGTGCTGTGCGTTCGGGAAGCTGCGAAGCTGATCGAGGACCATGCGGTTCCACGGCCCGGCGACCATCATCATGTTGCCTGCGTTGACTTGCGCCGCCGCTGGCATGGCACGGGACAGCTTGCTTCCTTGCGGCGCGCGTGGCCGGACCGCATATCCCCGCAGCATGTCGAGGTAGCCGATCTTCTGCGCGACGCCTGCTTGCCCCGGGTCTTGTGGGAAAGTGATGACGACATCCTGCCCATCAGTGGCCGCTGTCTGCTTTATGAAAGCCTCCAGCCGCGCCGGACCGAGCCGATCCTCAGTGGCATGCAGGAGCACCAGCCGCAGGTCGTCTGTGATGCCGAGCTTGACGGACGCCGATGGGTCGCCCGCGCCCTCGGTGGCGCCCAAGTCCCAGGAGCGGACCGCCAGAGTGCAGGGAGGGGGAACATCGACAATCTCGATCTTGTCCGGGTGGAAGACGGCACCCTGCCTCGGCGCCGGTCGCTGTTGGAACTGCCCGGCGACAGCAAAGTCGCCCATGACCTTCTTGTCGCGCTCCACCACATGCCGGGGGAACCGGGCCGGGAAGAGCAGTTCCCCTTCCCGCGTCCGAGGATCAGCGAAGCCTATGGACGTCACGCAGCGGCGGTCCGGCTCGAACTCCATCGGCAGGCAAAGATGCTCGTAGCCCAAGTCGCTGCGCAGGATATGGCCGGACACGTCGTTCTCGTGCAGCCGCTGCATGATGATGATGATGGCGGACCGCTCCGGTGAGACCAGCCGGGACGGGAGAGTCTCCGAGAAGATGCGAATGGCCGCCTCCAGCGCGACGGGCGAGTTGGCGTCCTCTGGCTTGATGGGGTCATCCCACACCACCACATGGCCGCGCTTGCCGGTCATGGATGCGACGGCGCATGACTGCCGGAACCCGCGCCGATCATTCTCGAAGTTGGTTTTTTCGTTCTGGTCCGTGGTGATCTGGATAGGCCACCTCCGGCGATACCATTCGCTCTCTATCAACAGCCGGGTCTTTCTGTTGTCGCGGGTGGCGAGTGTCGATTCATAGGACGCGCCGATAAACCGGGCCTCTGGCCAGTCGGTCCAGAGCCACGCAGGGAAATAGACGGCACAGGCGGATGACTTGGAGGTGCCTGGGGGAATGTTGACAAGCAGCCGCAGAATCTCGCCGCGCCGGACGGCCTCAAGATGCTCGCCGAGTGCGTCCATGTGCCAGTTGTGGACATAGGGTTCGCCTGGATCGAGAATGGGCCACGCGGACCGCAGAAAGCCGATGAACGACTTTTTGGCCAGCCAACGGTCGAGTTCGATAGCGTTGGAGAGGTCAGACTCCGGGATCATCTTCCTCCGGCTCATCTTCCTCCGGCTGGTCGTCATGCTGTTCGTCGTCAACAGGGATTGAAGCGGCGGCGATTTCCTCCAGCGCCTGCTTGGACAGCTTGGAGTAGTCGATACGGGCGAGTTCCACCGGCGGGCTGGTCACATCCTGCACCCGGACCTTTTCGCTCCAGCCTGCCCGCGACTTCAGCCAGAATATTTGAGCCGCAACATTGTTTTCCTCGACCGCGTTTCTGAAGAGGCTCTGAGCGACTTTGGCGTTCGCCTGCACCCTGCCGGACGCAAGCTCTTCCGCGTAGTGCTTGGTGAGTGTCCGCTGGTTGATTCCTATATATTGCGCAATGTCCGTTATCCGGATGCCGAATGATGATAGAGCTTTTACTTGCGCTCTACTTTCGATAGTCGGAATGTGGGTTTGAGGATAGCGCTTGACTTTCTCCAGCATTCTCTATAGCCCTCTCATTAGTTGGAAGGAGAAGGAATATGATGCCCCGCACTTACCACGGCCACGACACTGGCCTTGTCGTTTCCTGCATGCAGAAGGCGATTCGCCGCGCGGATGAGCGGCTTGCGATGCAGTGTGTCGTCGAGCTTATGGAATCTGGCAAGGCGCATTTCACGCGCTGCATTAACCGGATTCGTGTGACGATGCAC